CACCAAACTTACGAATACATTTTAGAATGTTGTGAGTGCCATCAATATTGGTGCTGAGGAAAATGTCATCACCAGCAATAGAATTATCAACATGAGACTCAGCCGCAAAATGAAAGGTAATGTCTGGTTCATAATCGTGATAAATTTGATCCAGTAAAGGGAGATTGCGAATGTCACAACGCTTCACGATGACACGATAGTCCTCATGAAGACCAAGAATATTGTTCGAATCTGCTGCGTAAGAGTAGTTGTCAATAATAACAACTGTATCAGAAGGATGCTTTTTTAGGTGAGCATGGACAAAGTTAGATCCAATAAATCCCAAACCACCAGTCACAAATGTCGTCATAAAGCCTCATCATTTCGCGTAAATCGATTTACCAACTTCCAAATAAAATTTTGCTTCGTTTGCAGGAGGAGGTCTCAATTTAGTTCTTAACTGAAAGATTGGACTCTTTGTTTCTTTATCAAAGAATACTAAATTGTTTCCTCGCTCTTCAACTCCAAGTTTGGTCGACTTTTCAAGTCTCTCAAAATACTCTGGTGTAATTTCTTTGACACCACCAGAAGTCACATCAACAACATGAGCCAAATCTTTACCAAAGATACTTTTCTTTAAGAAAGCGAATGCTGTCTTAGAAAAACTTGGGTCTTTTGATTTCTTAATCACTTGTTTCTTTAGGTCACCATACATTGCAGTAATAAGTTGAAATTTAGATTTTTGTTCAGTAGGTCCATTGAATGGCTTACTTAATCTTTCGTATTTATCTTTCGCGTCCCACTTAATTCTCATTGCACTTGCAAAGTCTAGCATTCCCTTATATGGAGATAGATTCGCAACAGTTACACTCTCTGACTTTAATGAGAATGGCAGCGACTCTGATAAAATCCTCTTAGATGATCCCTTTCTTTGAGCATAGATGTCTAATTTAACATCACCTTTAATCTCACCACCACTCGATTCACCCTCAATTCCATCTGCAATCACAGTGAAGGTTACAATCTCTCCATGATTATTATTTAAAAAGGAAATTACAGCATTGTCCACTTTTCTCGCAAATGATGCAGTATTAACAGAAGCGATTAATTGATTAATTTTTTTATCAATTTTACCAATATCTTTAGATGATTTATATAATACACCATATTCTTTATCGAATGCACCAGAAACAGATTCTGGTTTTAATCTCATTTCAAACGCAACATTAAAGAAATCTGGTGGCTTTTTCTTATTCTGTCTTTTGAGGTTTTCTGCCACTGTATATTTAAAACGACCAGTTGAGAACATCTTTGTATCAACTTTTGTTCTAATCTTGTTCAGTTGAGTTTTATCTACTTTATTATATGCCAAATATAATGAAAGAGCAATTGTGAATATGCCCTCAATTACATCTCCTTCATTTAATTTTGCCATTCTTATAAACCTTTTTAAGGAATCGTTTCCAGACTTTTGGATCGGTCTTACGAAAATGCATTCGATACATAAAGATGGCTTCTGATTGTCTCCAGCCAATCTTATGCGCCTTTCGTAACTTATTTATATCGAGTTTCTCAGCCTGAGTTTCGTATGCATGAGCATCAACTTCGTCTGGGTTTCCATAATACATCACCTTCAAACGATTCTGTTTCTTTTTAGGAGAGTATTGTTTTGTATAAACATACCCTCGCCCACGCTGTTGATGCTTATGGCGATACTCGTGATGAATCGCTCGAATAATCTTGAGTGCAAGATTCTCTGATTCTTTCTCTGTAATTAAAACTTTCTTTTTATTCTTGGGAAAAGAAAGAGTGATTAAAATGTTTTCTGGGATTGTAGAAAGAATTCGTGGGCAATACTGACCAGAAACAATTACTGAATGATGGTCAAAATATTCTTCATCATACCTATTTGAGGTGAAATAGATTATCGACTTATGAAAGGTTTTATTCAACTCTCGAATGATAGATGGAATATGCTTATCACCCACCCATGACGGGATGAGTTTATTCACCTTCTTCTCTATCTTCTCAAGTTTCATTACACTTTTAGATTCTTGAATTTATCAGTGCTACGACCACGATCAAAGACTGGCTTTGATTCGGCTTCTTTCAATACAGCATCTTGCGCTTTCTGCTCAAGATCATACAACTTCATCTTTGCTCTATCAACTCCAATGGTGAATCGCTTGTGAAGGTTCGGATCATTATATCGATTCTTCAACTGCTTTACAAGCATTTGATTTAGTTGCTGAAGTTCTTCATTGCTCACCAACGCAAACATAAAGTCAGCAGTGGCTGGCAAACCAAACGATTCAGAAGTATCTTCCAGTCCAGGATCTGAGTTGCTGAATCCAGATCGAGTCGTCTGAGTGGCAGAAACAATAGGAACATTATTTTCTACCGCAAGACCGCGAAGTTCTTCTGCAATCGCTTTGATATAGGTATAGGAGTTGACATTCGCACCTGCTTTGATTCTCGCCGACGCACAGATATTTAGATAGTCAACAAAGATAATGTCTGGCTTAAAGTTCTTCTTCAAAGCCAAGTCATTCAGCAATGCGCGGAAGTGAGCAGGATTGGCAGAGGCAGTTGGATATTCTTTAATGATCAACTTGCCCTTGACCTTTTCCTTGAGTTTACCCATGCGCTTCTCATACATGTCTTTCGGCATGTTCATGAGATCGTCCATGGATACATTCATCAGATTAGCATCGATTCTTTCGGCAATCTTTTCTTCAGCCATTTCTAGCGTGATATAAAGAACATTATAGTTCTGCGTCAGGCAAGAAGCAGCCACATGACACATGAAAAGAGACTTACCGACGCCAGTACCTGCAAGAGCAATGTTAAGGGTCTTTTGCGGCAATCCACCTTTAGTGATCTTGTTGAAATACTCAAGATCGAAGGGGATTCGTTTCTCGATACGATGATAGAAATCATACCGATCAGCGTAACTATCCAAAAAGTCGTGACCAATATGAGGATCGAAACTAACCCCCAAAGCATCAGACAAAAGAGTAGGAATGCTTCCTTTGCCCCTGTTAGTATCTTTCCCGTCCAAGATTTGGATGGAATCCATGATGGCATTGTAAATCGCCTTTTCTTGACAGAATTTTTCCGTTGTATCAAGTAACCAGCCCAGTTGTTGTTCTGATTTGTCATTGGATATTTCCTTCAATAATTCCAACGACTTATTTAACTCAACTTCAGTGAGTTTGGTAGACTCTTTAAGAGCAATCTCAAGAGCCGCAACTGGTGGCAAATTGTTGTATTTAAGAATGAACTGCTTTATTTCTTCGAACAGTTTTCTTTCGTGGCTTTCGCTTAGATATTCGTTCTTGAGGAATGGCAGACTCTTCCTCATAAACGGTTCGTTCCGAATCAAATTCGATAGGATCAAATTCTCTGTTTTCATTCGGTTCCTTCTTTAGATTTTCAACAGCCTCATAAAGTATACTACGCATTACATTAGAAGTAAAGCGTTCGAAACTTTTGGACTTTACATTACAATTATTCACATTGGAGATAACATCATAATCAAATGTCATCAATCCACCATCACCAACTTTTACATTGGCAAACTCAACAATCACACCATCATATTTCTTAAGATACTTGATTGCAAATGATCCTGGGGGACCATTTAAATCAACGAAAAATGTGTAGTGTTTGTCAAGTTTAGTAAATTTCGTTGCATACCAAAATTCGTATTTGGCAATCAAATCAACAATTTTATTCCTCATCATCCGTGTCAACAGTTAATTCACTGTTCCCCATGGCTGAACTAAATTGATATGTTTTACGAATCCAATCCTTGAATGAATCATCGGCAAGAATGCTATCCCAAAACTCTGGAGATTCAGTGTCAGCAATACGCCACTTCTTACCATCGATTGCACCAGTTGAGCGATCAACCTTGGCATACCAGCCCATGCTTGGCTTGGTTACATGACCCGACTCAAGTGCCATGTCAAGAAGACCGCTGTACTTAGAAATGCCACCATCGAAACGAACAGTGACAGGGATACGAGCCTTTTCTCTAACATAGCGGGACTTCTCCACATTAATAATAAAGTTATAGCCAATTAGGTCAGTGCCATCCTTTTCTTGCTGACGACCAAGGATGTAGATATTATCAGCAGAGTAGTAAGAGCCTGTGCCGCCACCGACAATATCCTTGGGATATAGACCAATCTCTTTATAGGTGTGATTTACTACGACCATAGGAATGTCCTTCAGTGTAAGGTGTGGTGTCACCATACGGAACAGGGATTTAATTTGCTTGGCGCGAGTCATGTCACCGACAGACTTTTGCTCAAGCGCATCTTCAACTTCTTTCTTTGACGCAAGATTGCCGATCGAATCAATCACAATCATCACTCGCTCACCACGCTCAATATTTGACAACTGATTCATAATATCAAACTTCAGTTGTTCAACATCGGTGACTGGAGTATGAATAACTCGCTCCATATCAATACCAAACGAAGTGAAGTAGTTTTGCGGAGTGCCAAACTCTGAGTCATAGAACAGAACAACACCGTCTTGATACTTGTCTTGATATGCCTTTGCCATCAAGAGACTGAATGCTGTCTTGAAGTGCTTGCTCGGACCAGCCCACATGGTAAGTCCAGGAATGAAACCCCCATCAAGATCGCCAGAGAATGCAACATTCACTACAGGGATCTTTGTTTGAATCATATCCTTGGCAGCGAAGAATTTAGACTTCGCAAGGATAGCAGTGTCTTTAATCGTTGTGTTTTTCTTTAGTTTTTCGAGTAGGCTCATTATCTTCCACCTTATCTGTGTGTGTTATACCAAAATCATCGCGCATCATAAAGTTGTAGATGCTCTTTCCCATACCTTTATTGTACTCTACTTCTGGCTCAGAAGCAACCTTTTTCTTTTTCTTTCGCTTTGCTTGAACTGTTTCGATCTTTTCAACAATATAATTTGGCTTCTTTTGTTTCGGCTCCTTTGGCTCAACATCATCCTCTTTCTTTTTTGGTTGAGAGAAACTGATGTTTGCAGCAATCAACAAAAGAACAGCCAATGGATCAAATACAAGAACAATTAAAATAATAACAAAGCGAACTGCACTATCGAAATAATTTGCGGCTTCATCCTTGCCATAAATTAATTCTGCGATATATTTTAATGGACCAATTTTCGCTTCAGATTCTATGTTAGAACGGCGGAGTGGCACCAGGTCAGAGGTAAGTTTCTCAATCTTAGCATCTGAATTTTCAATCACAGAATTAAGTGCAGTTCTTTCTGTTTTTTGTTGATTGCGAATTCTTGTGCCATCAAAGAATGCTTTATCAACTACAGAGTCTAATGATTCGAGCGACCGCTGAGCATTACCAACCTTTCTTTGCTCAGCAGCAATTTGTTGTTCAATTCTAGAAATTTCTAGCGAGTTGTCTGCGACTCCAATTGATGACTCAAGATGTACCTTTGATAGATAACCAAATGTTCCAAGTGATGTAATGAACATCAGAACTATGATTGCGAATACAAAATATCCTTTGAGAATTTTCGGTGCTATATCCCAGTTACGATATAACCAAGAGGCTGCAACTAGTTTAGCGAACTCTAATGAACTGCCCATCAATGCAATCGGAACTATCGCACCTGGAAAGATAGCAAGCAATCCAATGATTGAGTAGTATGCTGCTGTTCCAGATAGAAGCAACCCAGCAATTAAAACGAGAAAAGCCATTATCATTGTTTTTTATAGATTCCGTGTCTAGCGAACACATCATAAAAAATAGCCTTCTCTTTATCAATTTGTTCGTTGAAAGATTTTACAGTTGAAGACATTTTTGTTATAACTAATCCATCTTCGATAGTATAGTTTCGTACTGGTGTATGTAATTTTGTGACCAGTCTCAAATTAGGGGCGATCTCTTCTCCTTGATTAATCTTAAAAGCATTCATCAAGTAAACAAACAAATCGCCAAAGTAAATTTTAAATTCATGTGGGATGACGAAGAATCGTTCTTTATGTAAGAACATCACACATCCATAGTAAACATGAGGCATGCCAGAAGTCGACTCATTCTCGTATATATTCGTTTCTTCAATGTGAACATCAGAGCCTATTCCAGAAGAAACAAGAGTATCATATAACTCTGGAGAAAATCCGCAATAACTTGCTTCAGAGAAGCCCAATAACCCTCGTTCTGGAGTGATTAATTCATATAGCGTATCAATGGAGTTCACATTAAAAACGACATCATCATTTAGAAAACATAACTTGTCAAATCTCGACACCTTGACTCCCAGATTCCATGCAGGATTCACATAGATGTTTTCTTTTTGTGGAAGATGTACCACCTTTGAATATTGATGAATATCTGCATTCGTCTTTGATGTGTCGTTATCAATGATAATCACCTCACCAATCAGTGAATGATTTTCGAGTAGTGGGAGCATCTTCATCAGATGTGGTGCTTTCCACATTGTTGGTACAATTACACTAATCATATATTCTTTTCTAAGTTATCCATTAACTCCATAATGAGCCCTTCTGATGGATTTATTTTTGCGTATTCTATTGCATCACTTCTTCTAACATCATCAAACTCTTTTGCTTTTGACGATGTTCTCATTCGAGTTATGGTTGCACAGCCTTCAATCTTAAAGTTAGATTTTCCACGCATAACATTCTGATCAAACAAATATGCGTCACCATAATTAATCTTAAGTTCTTCTGGAATTACAAAGTAACTTTCTTTATGGAGGAACATACACATACCAAATCTATAGTGCATAGCATTGCTTGGCACAACTTGCAATACTTCATATGGCGCAAGATAATTTAAGTCATCGTGACTCTCTGAAATAGTCTCAAGCGAAAATCCTGCAATACCACCTCTTGGTGTGCACACTTTATGCACTTTTTCAATACACTTCGAGTCGAAATAAACATCATCACTATACAAACAAAGTATGTCGAAGTTTGATAGTTCAACACCTAAATTCCAAGATGGATTGACATAAAGATTTTTTGTCTGTGCGAAATATCG